CGGTGTGAAAGACATTCTGATTGCCTGCCACGACAATCTCGCGGGCTTTGCAAACGCGTTGGCTACGGTGTTTCCTAAGACCGAGAATCAGCTCTGTATACCTGTCTTTCCAGGGACTTAAAAGCATCATCGGTTTATCGGATGAACTAACAAGCACTACCGCACGCCTCAATTTAATAAACGACGGCCTACAGACGACGGGTGAGTTGCAGCAGATGATATTTGAATCCGCGCAACGTTCACGCGGAGAATATACGGCTACGGCGGATATTGTTTCCAAGTTGGGTATTCTTGTGAAAGACGCCTTTGGCAGCAACAAAGAAATGGTGTACTTTGCTGAACAACTCAACAAACAATTTATTGTGGGCGGGGCCAGCGCAATAGAACAAAAAAGCGCTATGTATCAACTCACTCAGGCCATGTCGTCCGGAAGATTGCAAGGCGATGAGTTTAGGTCTGTAATGGAAAACGCCCCGATGCTGGCACAAGCTATCGCAAAATATATGAATATGTCTGTCGGCGAGTTGCGTAAGGTATCAAGTCAAGGAATAATAACCGCGGATATTATCAAAAAAGCGCTATTTTCTGTCGCGGATGAAACAGACGAAAAATTCAAACAGATGCCCATGACATGGGCGCAAGTTTGGCAATCGGCGGCTAATACACTATATATGGCGTTTCAACCTATCCTGAATATTATTGGAAGTGCCGCAACATGGATATATAATAGTTGGAGTACTGTTGCGCCGGTGTTTTATGGGGTAGCGGCCGCCGCGTTAGTTTTGGCCGCCGCGTTAGGTATTCAGACTATAGCTACTTGGATTGCAACAGGTGCAGCGCAAGCTTTTTTTATAACATTGCTTACTAATCCATTGACATATATTGTGCTTATAATCGGGTTAGTTGTTATGGCTATTTATAAATGGGTTCAATCGGTAGGCGGTTTACATGTTGCTTGGTTGATTGTTGCCAATGTACTTTTAACTACATGGGATTTAATTAAAATGGCGTTCTTTGTAGGTGTTTATCGGGTTCTTGATCTTTGGGATAAGATGGAGCTCAAAATACTATCGGTTGCTATCAATATCGCAAATCACATCGGGGATATGAAAGTCAGCGTCCTGACAACCCTTCAAAATATGGTCAATGGCGCAGTGGATATTATTAACAATTTTATCGGCGTTTTAAACAAAACACATCTTGTCAGCCTCGATTTGATTGATCACGTCACTTTTGGTACGGAAGCGGCAGCGCAAAACGAAGCGGAGAAAAGCGCCAGGACTGCATCTCTCACCAGTTTTCAACGCCAAATTGAGATAAACGCTGCAGACCGTCATAACAAGTTATTTGAAATGGGCGTCGCGGCAAGAACGGCGATGGACGCGAGACAGGCTGGAATTGACGCGGCAACTGCGGTAGCGCAGAATCAGGCGGCACAAAATCAGGACATCGGATCTGGTATTTTATACAATCAAGGCCCCGGATCCGGCGTTCAGACATCGCTCAATAACATCGACAACAACACCAAAAATTCTAACGCAATCAGCGAGGAAAACCTGAAATACCTCCGCGACATAGCCGAGCGCGACGCGATAAACAAGTTCACGACGGCCAACATACACATTGATATGTCCGGCATGAATAACACGGTCAATCATCCGATGGACTTGGATGGCGTTGTCAACCACATAACCGAAGGCGTCAGGACACAGATGTACGCGGTAGCCGCGGGGGTGCACTAATGGCTTACTACATGTCTTACTATATGTTTTTTGATTCGGTCCTCATGCCGGTCACCCCGGAAGAAGTAAAGGCCAAAATCAAGAATCTGAATAAGACGGTAAACCTGATCAACGAGGGAGAAATCAACATGTTGAAGCTCCCCGGCCTGACGGAATTTTCTTTTACCTTGCTTTTGCCGAATATCAAGGGGTATCCGTTTGCCCGGTATCTCGGGTCGGATTTCCGGAACGCACAGTATTATCTCGATTTGTTTGAGCTGCACAAAACCAGCAAGAGGCCGTTTTCATTTATACTGACAAGGATGTTCCCCGACGGCAAACCCGTTTCAAATGACGCGACAAATACGCTTGTTTCGCTCGAAGATTACACTTTTAGCGATAGTGTCAAAAACGGATTCGATGTCAATGTGGATATCAACCTGAAAATATGGGTTAATTACGGCACAAGGATCGGAACGGTCCAGCAGCCGGCGGACGCGCAAAGCCCGCCGACGGTAGCGGTGCAGAATAACCGTCCTAATGACCCCTCAAAAATCGCCGTAGGCGCAAAGGTTATCGTAAGCGGTCAATTATATCGTGACAGCTATGGAAGCGGGCCCGGAAAGGTTTTGAGCGCTTATAACGGCGTTGTGAATATCATCAATGAAAAAGGCTCCTTCCCCTATCACATATCCGATCCCGGCGGCGGTTGGCTGGGTTGGGTCGCGGCAAGCAGCGTTACGGGGGTATCGTGATGTCGGTTGATATCTTCATAAACAACGGCAAAGAGTTGCAGCACCCCGCCGTCACGGATAATATAGTCTGGAGCACCGACAGAAGCGGCGCAGCCGGCAAGCTCACATTTACGGTTGTCAAGGACGAACATCTCAGCTTTTTTGAGGGCAATGAGGTTATCCTGTCGATCGACGGACAAAAAATATTCTATGGCTTTGTCTTCACAAAGAAACGCAATAAACAGCCGACGATAGATGTAACGGCCTATGATCAGCTACGGTATTTCGTCAATAAGGATGTTTATCAATACAGCAATATGACCGCGAGCGAAGTCATCAAGATGATCGTCACCGATATGGCTGACCCTAACAGGGACGGCTTCCAGATGAACCTGGGTAATATAGCCCAAACAAGCTTTATAATACAGTCGCGTACCGAGGATAATCAGAGTTTGTTTGACATCATAAATAACGCGCTGAAAATGGAGCTTGAAAATACTGGCAACATGTATGTTATGTATGATGACGTGGGAAAAATCACGCTAAAGTCAGCGGACGACATGAGGCTTGACTATCTGCTTGACAGCAGTACAGGGCAGGATATTGATTATCAATCATCTATTGACGATCAGACCTATAACGAAATCAAGCTGATTTTTGACAACAAAGACACGGGCATGTGGGATACCTACATCGAAAAAGACAGCAACAATATCAACAATTGGGGGCTTTTGAGATATACCGACAAATTGCAGGACGGAGAAAACGGGCAAGTAAAGGCAGATCAACTGCTGCGCTTCTATAATGTCGAGACGAGGCGCTTAAAGATTTCCAAAGCCTTCGGGCGCAACGATGTGCGCGCCGGAAGCTGGATACTTTGTAACCTGTCGCTCGGCGATATAGTATACCAGAATTACGCGCTGGTCGAAAAGTGTGTCCACACCTGGAGTGAAAGCGAACACTGGATGGACTTGACGCTTCTCGGCGGCGCTATGCATGCAAAGCCCCTGTCATCCCGGATGCCCCAACGCGGAGGAGCGCCCGGTTATCTATGATTGCGGTTTATGCCACAACTCCATAAAAGAAAGGGATGAGTACATGGACTTGCCGTACTACGGCGAGTGTCATGTCGAATGCGCCAATAGGCTCACCTGGAAGGATATCATGGATTTATACGACATTTCCAAGTCTGACCTGTTTGATATGATGGGCGAGGCGGTCCAGTTAGCTGAGGCATGTGTATGAGCAGTTTGCTATCAAACACGATGAGCGCGCCGCGTGGCTTGAGGAACGCCGCACGGGTATAGGCGGCTCTGACGCGGCGGCGATCCTGGGGCTTAACCCTTATAAATCCGCTTTCAGCCTATACATGGATAAGCTCGGGTTTCTGCCTGAACAGGAAGATAACGAGGCGATGAGGCAAGGCAGGGACTTTGAAAACTACGTCGCGGCGAGATTTACAGAGAAATCCGGAAAGAAAGTCCGGCGCGTCAATCGGATGCTGCGAGATAAACAGTATGATTTCATGATCGCCAATATCGACCGCGACATCGTCGGCGAAGCGTCCGGACTGGAATGCAAGACGACGTCGGTGCTTAATCTCAAGAAATTCAAAAACGGCGAATTCCCGGAGCAGTATTACCCGCAGTGCGTCCACTATATGAGCGTAACCGGTTATACGCGCTGGTATCTGGCGGTTCTGGTGTTAAACGCGAGCTTTATGATATACCAGATGAGCCGGCTCAATAACGATACGATACCCGAATGGTGCGCGGGAGGCGTATATGTCGGGCCCGCCGAATTTGAGGCGCTTATCGCCGCCGAAGCTGATTTCTGGCAATTGGTGGAAACATGCACGCCGCCGGCAATAGACGGCTCCGACAGTACCCGGCTGGCGCTGGAGGCTGTAAACCCCAAACGGGACAATGAACTGATCGCCGCGCTTTACGGGGATGAGGAACTTTTAGATCGGCGCGCCGATCTTAAGGTTCAGGAAAAGGAACTCAAAAGCCAAATCGCCGCGATCGACAATCAGATCATATCACACCTGGAGGGCGCTGAATACGGTATAGCCGACGGATACGAAATCAGTTACAGGATGGTGCGCAAAGCGGCGTATACCGTCAAGTCACAGGAATACAGACAACTCAGAATCAGGGAGGCATCAAAATGTCCGGCGTGATTCAGAACGCGGTAAAAAACAGTGTGAACGCTGGAAAGCCCACGACAATGCAGGATTATATAAATAAAATGAAGGGTGAAATCGCGAAGGCTTTACCGTCCGTTATAACCCCGGAAAGATTCACCCGCATGGTGTTATCGGCTTTGTCCACCACGCCGAAGCTGGCCGAATGCACGCCGAAATCCTTTTTGGGTGCCATGATGAACGCGGCGCAGTTGGGGCTTGAACCCAATACACCATTGGGTCAGAGGCGCAGGCCAACGGCGGCCATGTGACCACCTACACGCCTGATCCGGCGACAATAATCGATGAGCTTAAAAACAATATTTCGACGATTTATGACGCAACCGGCGCGCCCGGCGGCCTCATCATCACAATGGCTATCCCTGTCAAGACGGTGCTTGAGCTGGCGGACAAGATCACCCGTTGGCTGGACGTCGCCAACTTTTCACAGGGCGGCCTCGAATTCAGGGTGCGTTCCCCTTGACGGCATTCCCATCATCCCCGTGCAGTCCGCGCGTATGATGACCGAATACCAGTTCTTCCCCGGCGTACTCGGCTCCGATAACGGCGGTTTTGCACCGGGGCCCGATGAGAACGGCCAGCCTCTACAATGGGAAATCAAACCCATTTCAACAAAAGATGATGAAAGAATCCGGGACGCTTGCACAAAAGAGGTGCCAATTCCGGGGCGTCCGGGTATATACCGCCAAAAGATCGATACAACCGCGTATCTCAATAAGCTGCTGGCTGAATCAGTTGTATTCCCCGATCTTTACAACGCTGAGCTGCAAGACAGCTACGGCGTTAAGATGCCGGAGGATTTGCTGAAAGAGATGATCGATAATTCCGGTGAGTACAACAAGTTTGCGGAATTTGTCCAAAAACTCAACGGTCTCGACGTCTCCATTACCGAGAAAGCCGAAGAAGCAAAAAACTGATCGAGGAAGGCGACAGTGAAGCCAATTTCCTGCACTACGCTATCCACAAGCTTCACTGGTCGCCTTCGCAGATTGACGAGTGGCTCGACGCCGAACAGAGTGTAAAGGCGTTCTATTACGGATCGCTGGATTTGAAGGTCGACAATGACCGCAAAGAAGCGGAGAGGATCAAGAGAGAGGCCAAGCGGAGGTAGGGCGCTTGGCCTAGGAAAATAGTGGTAGACTTTCCCTGAGCTTTATAGTATTATGGAGGAAATAATATGAGGGGTCAGGAAAATATGAAAAGAGTTCTTACATTTTGTATTACAGCGCTCTTAATGGTTTTGCTTGTGTCATGCGGGGCTAAAAATGATGTCCGTACTTTAAATGATTTTGAAAATGCTTATATAACAATGGGCTATACTTTAGATAACAAGGATACGCCATTTTATCAGATGATAGGAGCACAAGATGGCGTAATGTTTGATATTGGTAATTCGACAGTAAAAATATATGAATACAAAACGATAGATGATCTGAAACAAAATCAACAGAAATACCCAATAACAAATAATATGTCAAGTAACGGTAAGTTCTTGCTTGATACTATCTCCCAAGATGCGATAAATGTATTTAAGGGTGTTAAATGACGGGGGGTTTATTTGTGAAGAAGCATCAAGCTTTGTGTCAGATGGCAGATTGAAAATAACCATTGCAATCTACGAATAAAAGTGCTATAATACGGTTATAAAAACTATGAGGGCGCAGAGAACGCCCCCATAGCGGCACAGCCGCTTAAAAGGCGGTTAGGCTTCGGGTTATTACAGGGAATAGCCGTCTACCTTGCGATTGGGGCGGCTATTTCTTTTTGGAAATGTATGTCAATAGCGCGAGAATAAAATTCCCGAACAGAAACATCAAAATCAATGCTTCCATCACCGACATACGGCATCACCTCCCTTACGAGAGGATAGCCCAACCGCCCTTATGCACTGTGCTTGTATACATTATAACACATATTTCAAAAAATGCCAGCCCCTAGGCTGGTTTTTTAATGTCTGAAAGCAGGTGAACCCATGGCAAATACTCTATCAACCGCAATTGAGATGCGCGACAACATGCTCACCATCAAGGAAGCGGCGGCAAAGTCCGGATTGTCGGTACATTTCGTCCGGCAGCTCTGCATTGAAAACAGAATTGTAAATGTGCGAGCCGGCAAAAAATACCTTATTAATCTTACGAGGTTGACAGCGAGGACATGACCAAATACAAGGCCAACAATCCGAAAATGCCGGCCGGTCAGTACGCACAGGCAATTTATCATTTTAGTCATGCCATATGTGTCGACGATAGCGGCCATGTTACCAGTAAGCAAACCAAAGGCGGGATTACAAATCATTTTAGATTACGATAAATGTTAGACCAATAAAAAATCCCACGCCGGTTTCCGGCAGCGTGGGCCAATTGCAAGACTTAACGAACTGAATCTATTATATCCGAATACTGAATGAAAATCAAGTATTTTATGGCAATCAATCACGATTTGAATCAATCACGATTTTACAAGCCATTCGACGTGAGACGGCTATTAGGGGTAAAATATGAACGAATTAGCAACTATCAGCAAATTGAAACAGGCCCAACTTGTTATACATGAAGTCAAGGGGCTTGATGAAATTAAACGCCTCATCGACCAAAGCGATCTTCGTAGAACACCATAAACTGTCCTATTATTATTCCCCAGTTTTGAACAGGCTGATTCCATTTTTTGCTGATCTCCTTGACTGACAGGTATA